CGCCGCCAAGTGCGCATCTTGGATCTGGACAACACAATCGCCAACGACGCTTGGCGCATCCCCAGCATCAACTGGCAGAAGTCCAACCCCGAAGAGCGTTACCTGGATTACCACCAGCTGGCCGCGTTCGACGAACCCGGCAACCGCCACCTGTTCTCTCGGCTCGACCTGGACATCGTGATCTTCACCGCGCGCCCTGTGACGTACCACGCACTCACCGAGCAGTGGTTGCGCGTGCAAGGCGTCCCGTTCAAACACCTGCTCATGCGCAACGTCGGCGACCATCGACCGTCGCGGCAGCTGAAGATGCAGCAGCTGAACTGGTTGTTGAGCGTGTATGATGTGCCGTTCAACTTGATCCTGGACGCATACGACGATCGCCAGGACGTTGTCGACGCCTTTGCTTCTGCTGGCATCCTGGCGCACCGTGTTGCCATTCACGACACATGCGCGTACACGCCGCCCGCACCCCAGCAACCGGGAGCGGCGGATTTTTTGACCAAAGGAGTTTCCCATGAGCATCCATGATCCTTACGTGCCGCCTGCGAGCCACTTTGCAGGCGTGCTGGGCACCACCGCCCCGACGCCGCGCAACGCGGCAGACATCTTGCAGGAGATGTCCGACACGTACCGCGAGCGTAATGCCGTTTACGGAGACAACTTCCGCATGGTCGGCCCGATCATGAAGCTGTTGTTTCCGGGCGGTGTGTTGCCCGAGCTGCTCGGCAGCGATCAGTTTCATCTGTTCGAGCTGGCCGTGGTAAAAATGTCGCGGCTGGCGGTCAGCGGGCTGACGCACCAAGACTCTGCCCGAGACCTCGGCGTGTACGCCGCCATGATTGAATCCATCATCAACTCGCAACAAAAGGAAAACCCATGAGCACAGTTCTCGTGACGGGCTCTGCCTCCGGGCTGGGCAAGGAAATTGCCAAGTATCTCGCGATGTACGGCCACGCGGTGCATCACTACGACATCGTGCACGGCCAGGACGTCCTGAAGCCGGACGTGTCGTCGATCGAGACGTTGGACGTCCTGATCAACTGCGCTGGCATCAACGGCATCAACATGCTGGAAGACATCGAAGACGACCTGTGGGACACCGTCGTCGGCGTGAACGCAAAGGGCATCTACAAAATGTCGCAGGCTTGCTTGCCGCTGTTGAAACGGTCGCGCGGCACCATCGTCAACGTCACCTCCAACGCCGCGCACATGCCCATGACGAGTTCGCTGTGCTACAACGCCTCCAAGGGCGCGGCAGAGATCATGACCAAGCAAATGGCGCGTGAGCTGACCCGGCGCTGGGGCATCACCGTCTTCGGCATCGCGCCCAACAAGCTGCGCGACACCGCGATGAGCCACAAGATCGACGCAGAGGTCGTGCGCACACGCGGCTGGACGCTGGAAGAGGCGCAGAAGTATCAGATTGCCGGATTGCTGTCCGGCTTCGAAACCGATCCTCGGCACATCGCCGAGCTCTTGTCGTTCTTGCTGGCCACAAAGGACAGACATGCTTATCTCACCGGCTGCATCCTACAACTTGGACTTTGATCATGAAATTCAGAATTGAACAACTCGCCGTCATTTGCAAAGACACCGCCCGCGCCAAGCGCTTCCTGGAAAAGATCGGCGTCGGAGAATGGGTCGAGGACCACGTGATCGCCAATGGCAAGGTCTTCGGGACGGAGGGTCGGAACGAGGCCGATCTCTCGTTTGCGTACGACATTTTCGCTGGCAAGGAATTCGAGGTGTTGAACTACACCAAAGGCGACAATTGGATGGACACTTCCATTCGTGGCCGCGACAGCGTGTCGCATTTGGGCATGCACGTCACCTCAGAAGAGCTCGCCGCTTGGCGCGCGTTCATGGCTGCTGAAGGCGTCTTGGTCGCGCAAGAGGTGCTGACGGAGAGTCACACCAACCCCGTGATCGCTGGCAAGCGCAGCTACGAGTACGTGATCTTCGACACAAAGGAGATCATCGGTGTCGATCTGAAGTTCATTCGCAGGATCGACAAGGCATGATCGCCTGCGGCTTCGACTTCGAAACAACGGGTTTGCCGTTGCACCCAAATGCGAAGATGAAGTTGCAGCCGCGCGTCATTGAAGCAGGCTTTTGCCTCTTCAATGACAAGGACGAGATCCTTGAGGAGCACAACTTCATGATCAATCCTGAGCAGCCGCTGGAACCCATCATCACCAAGATCACCGGCATCACCGACGAGGACTTGGCGGACAAGCCCAAGTTCATCCAGGTGTGGCCGCAGATGCGCGACATCATGCAAAAGGCAGACCTGCTCGTGGCCCACAATGCACCGTTCGACGTTTATCTGCTGCAACTGGAGCTCAACAGGCACGACATCACGACCTTTGTTTGGCCGAAGCACACGCTGTGCACCGCGCAATGCTATCAAGAGGCGTGGGGCCGCAGACCGAAGCTGCAACAGCTGTACGAACGGGTGATGGGCGAGCCGATGAACCAGACGCACCGGGCGCTGGAGGACGTGCAAGGCATGGTGAAAATCATCCTCAAGGAGCGGCTCCTTGACCTTTACAAAGGAATTTGCTGATGTTGCCGCAACTGCGAGTGCGCACGGAATTTTCATTCCGCAAAGCCTATGGCCCAGTCGACAAGGTCGCCGCGCGGCTGGCCGCGATCGGCTGCAAGACCGCAGGCATCGTCGACAGCGGCGGGTCGTTCGGCCACAACGCGTCCGGCGGCACGTGGGGCCACGCGCGATGGCAGAAGGCGTTGGCCAAGGTCGGCATCCAGCCTGCGTTTGGAGCAGAGATGGCGGTGGAGGTTGACGACGCCAAGTTGTCGGCTTGGTGCCTTGCCGAGGACATCGCGCAGTTCTACCGCTTCACCAGCAGCGACCCACGGACGCAAGAGGCGTTTGCTGCCGCGCGCGGCGTGATTCGGTTTGCTGGCGCGGCATTGACGGATCCTGCGTGCTTCGATTACGTCGACCTGAACCCTGCGTCCATCTTGCAGTGCAAGCGGAACATTGATCTGGCCACAAAGACTTGCCGCCCGCTGGTGCTGACTTGCGACAACAACTACCCCGCGCCAGACGACAACGACAGGTTCCTGGCGCTGGTGGACTCAAAAAAGACGACTGCGCAGTGGATCCTGGACGACGCAGAAATGCGCAAGGAGTTCTGGTTCCTGGACGACCGCATGTATGCCTACGCTGCGCGCAACACAGTCGAGGTGGAAGAGCGGCTGCAAGGCGTGAAGTTGCGGCAAGCCCCGATCATCAACGTGCCCGGCGACCTCGCTGCGTTGGTGCAGGAGGGGTTGGCTTATCGGTTGGCCGCAGGGCACATCAAGGACTGGACGCCCGCGTATCAGGCGCGGCTCGACAGAGAGATGGCGATGATCAAGGAGAAGCAGTTCGAAAGCTACTTCCTCGTCGTCGCAGACCTCGTCGTCTGGGCCAAGGCGCGCATGCTCGTCGGCCCAGCACGCGGCTCCAGCGCAGGCTCACTGGCGTGTTATTTGCTCCGTATCACGGAGGTTGACCCGCTGGTGCACGGGTTGATCTTCGAGCGCTTCATCGACATCAACCGCAACGACCTGCCCGACATCGACATCGACTTCAACGACCAAAAGCGCGAGCTGTGCTTCGACTACCTGATTGAAAAGTATGGCCGCGACAACGTTGCGCGCATCGGCTCAATCAACACCCTCAAGCCCCGCTCCGTCATGGCCGAGGTCGGCAAGAAGATGGGCATCCCGGCCAACGACACCTTCGCCATCAAGAACGTGTTGATCGAGTATTCGTCTGGCGACTCACGCTACGGCAAGGGGCTGGAAGACACAATGAACAACACCAAGCCCGGTCAGGACTTTGCGCGCAAGTACCCAGAGGCTGCTGTGATGGGAGACGTTGAAGGCGCAGCGTGGCATAGTGGCGTTCATGCCGCAGGAATTATCGTCTCCAACGAACCTGTGGTGGAGTACTGCACGGTGCGCGACGGCATTGCGCAACTGGACAAACCGGACGCAGAATACCTCAACTTGCTCAAGATCGACGCGCTGGGACTGCGCACATTGGGCGTGATCGAGGACAGCGGGTGCATCACCACAGAACAGCTGTACAGCTTGCCGCTGAACGATCCAGAAGTGCTGCGCATCCTGGACGAAGGCAAATTCAGCGGCGTGTTCCAGTTTGAAGGCGGCGCACAGCGGCGCGTTTCGATGCAGGTGCCGATGGCGGACTTCAGCAAGATTGATCACGTGACCGCGCTGGCCAGGCCGGGGCCGCTGGGCGGCGGCGCTGCCAACACCTACATCAACCGCAACGCCGGTCGCGAGGAAACTTCATACCGCCACCCATCGATGCGCGAGTACCTCGGCGACACATACGGGGTCGTGCTCTACCAAGAGCAGGTGATGCGGATTGTCCGTGAGCTGGGCAAGTTCAGCTGGGAGGAAACGTCCGTGATCCGCAAGGCGATGTCCGGGCGCAAGGGCAAGGAGTTCTTCGACCTGCGCGGCAAGTTGTTTGCCGAAGGAGCCGAGTCACAAGGCGTGACGCACGAAGAGGCGCTGGCCATCTGGAACGAGATCTGCTCGTTCGGTGCTTGGGGGATGAACAAGAGCCACACAGTCAGCTATGCCGTGATCAGCTACTGGTGCTGTTACATGAAGCGGTATCACCCGCTGGAATACGCGGCGGCGTGCCTGCGCAACGCCAAGGACGACGAGCAGGTGGTGGAGATCCTGCGCGAACTCAGCGACGAAGGCATCGGCTTTGTGCCGTTCGATCCAGAGCTGTCAGAGCGCAACTGGTCGGCCAAGAACGGGCGGCTGATCGGCGGATTCACGAACCTTGCCGGTATCGGCCCAGCCAAGGCCGAGTACTACGTCCAGAAGCGCGCCTCTCAGGGCCTGGACGCAAAGGACATGGAAAAGCTGGGCAAGTGCACGGTCAAGAACCAAGACCTTCGGCCTGCCCACACCCTGTGGGGCAATGCGTACGCTGACCCATCCGTGTTCAACGTGGCCGGCAAGATCAAGCAATTTTCCGAGCTGGAGGATTGGGAGAACTCTGTGGTGATCTGCAAGGTCGTGCGCAAGGAGCGTCGCGACGAGAACGAGACGGTGCGCTTGGCGCGGCGCGGCGGCGTGCGCAAGGAGGGGCTGGCGCTGTTCTTGGACGTGTTCGTCGTGGACGACTCTGTCAGCAAGCCCGTCGTGCTCCGCATCAAGCCCGGTATGTGGCACGCGATAGGCGAAAAACTCGCCGACCGCGCCATCGACGGCAAGGACTGGTTGTTGGTGCGCGGCAAGTGGCTGGCGCAGTTTTCGATGATCACCGCGACCAAGGTGCGGTGCCTGACAAACCCGACGATGTTCGAATGATAAAGAAAAAAGACAACCCAAAAAAGCCTTACGCCAACTTTCCTGTTGAGGTGAGGTTCGCGGCTGCCTACGTTGTTGCGGCCAACGGGTGCTGGGAATGGAAGATGCCAGGGCCGAACGGCTATGGCTTGATAAGAATGAATGGAAAAGCGACAAGGGCGCACAGAGCTTCTTGGATGCTCAAGCACAGCGTCGTCCTTCTGCCTGATCAATACGTGCTTCACAAGTGCGATAACCGGCGCTGTGTCAATCCTGAGCATCTGTACGTTGGCGATGCCAAGCAGAACCGCGCCGACTTTGTAGCCCGGCATCCAGAAGCGCGCACATTGATGTCCCGTGCCGACGCCGCCAGAATGGAGGGTTGCAAGGCGTGGTGGGCAAGACTGACCGCCGAAGAACGATCTGCTCGCGTCAAGTGGATGTGGGAAAAGAGGAGAGAGAAACGTGTCTCGGCTTAAAGAACAGCGTCTCTTCGACACGCTCAAGCGCCACTGCCCGCCGAGCATTTGGGTGCAGCGCATAGAAAACATGATGGGTAGCGGCATGCCAGACAACGTGCTGCTGGTGAAAGGCGGGCATCAGTGCTGGGTGGAATTGAAAGCGCCCACCGCGCCCAAGCGTCCAACAACACCGTTGCTCGGCAACAAAGAAGGCCTGAACAAAGACCAGATCAACTGGCACCTGAAGTGCGCCGGACAAGGCGTGGCCAGCTGGGTGTTGATCAGAGATTCAGAAATGCGAGTGTTCTTGGTGAGTGGAGGTTTTGCGGCAACACTCAACTTGATGACTGTCGAGCAGTTGTCAGAGGTGGCCGTTGCCACGCAATGGCCCGGAGTGATTAGAGGCTTGAGAAATTTCCCCTAGTGCTTCGTGGCCGGGGGATAATCACCAAAAGAGGGAAACTTTGAAAACAAATCCAATGAATCATCAATCCGTAGGGCTCGCCTTGTTGCGCAGCAATGCGGCGTTCATGCTGTCCGCTGAACAGGGCACCGGGAAGACCTGGATGTTGCTGGCGGACGCAGAAGAGCGCTACCTGCGCGGCGACATCACCGGGTTGTTGGTGCTCGCGCCGAACGGTGTCCACACGAATTGGGTGCGCAGAGAAATTCCGACGCACGTCAGCGTGCCCGTGATTGCGCGGTGGTGGCGAGCAGGCGCGAGCAAGAAGCATCTGCGTTCGCTGGAGGAATTGTTCGGTGAAAAAGCGGAGGGGCACCTAGCCGTGCTGGCCATGAATTTGGAGGCCGTAAACACGCCCAACGGACGCACCATGGCCATGCGGTTCTTGCGCTCGTTCAGGTGCGCGATGGTCGTGGACGAAAGCCACCGCATCAAGAACCCGAGCGCCGCGACGACAAAGCACGTGATGGAGCTGGCGCGATTTGCTCCGGTGCGTCGCACGGCCACCGGCACCGCGATCTCGAATTCGCCTTCGGACGCCTTTGCGCAGTTCGAGTTTCTGGAAGAGCGGGCGCTGGGATACACGTCCTACCGCGCCTTTGTCGCGCGCTACACGCAACTGGTGCCGATCAACAGTCGCTTCGTGCTCGACATCATTGCCAAGCGCCACCCCAAGTTGGTGCAAGAATACAAAGCCGCGTTGGCTGAAGGACTGGATACCGCGCACCTCACTCGGCAGCTGGCGCGGTTTGCGCCGCAGATCGCCAGCAAGGACGGCGACGGGGCCAGAGTGCACATGAATCTGGAAGAGCTGGCCGACCGCATGGCCCCGAGAATGTACCGGGTGCTCAAGAAGGACTGTCTGGACTTGCCGGAGAAGGTCTATTGCATCCGCGACTTCGAGCTGCGTCCTGCCCAGCGCGCGTTGTACGACCGGGTGGCCGACACAATGCGGTTCACCAGCGAAGACGGCAACGTCTCCATCTTCAACACGCTCAACATGCTGGGCAAGTTGCAGCAAATCACGTCCGGCTTCATCACCACGCCAGAAGACGGCATCGTGCAAATCGACACAGAAGACAACGCGCGGCTGGCGGCGCTGGAGGACTTGCTGGACGACGTTGAAGGCCAGTTCATCATCTGGGCTGGCTTCAAGGAGGAGCTGCGCGCGATTGCCGCGTTGCTGGAGCGCAAGGGCATCACCTATGTGTCGTACCATGGCGACGTCTCCAAGGCTGAGCGAGAAATCGCCGTGGACACGTTCCAGAGCGGCGCGGCGCGAGCGTTTGCCGGCACCGCAGCGGCTGGCGGCACCGGGTTGACGCTGACTGCGGCGAGCACGGTGATTTACTACAGCAACACGTTGAAGCTGGTCGACCGAGTGCAAAGCGAAGACCGCGCGCACCGCATCGGCACCATCAACCCGGTCACGTACATCGACTTGGTCGCGGCAGACACGCGCGACGAAGACATCGCTGTGTCGCTGCAGCGCAAGTTGCAAGTCGCCGAATTTGTGCTCAACAAGAACTCACCAACAAAGGAACTTCAATGACGCACGCACTCATGATTCGTCGGGGCACGCTCATCAACGACGACCCGCAACGCCGGTGCTACAACGGCTGCTACTACAAAAGCCACATCGAGTGGACAGAGTGGGAGCACTGGATGGACTACCCCAGCGAGGACGCGGCAAAGACCGCCAAGCGCTTGTTCTCCAGAGCCGATCAGGAATTCAAGGTCGTGTTGAAAGACACCGGCGAGGCAGCGCAATGATGAATTTTTACGGGACAAAGGTCACGGTCTCGCCTGACCTGCCAAAGATGCAGCTCAGCACAGACCCTGCGCTGATGCTTCCGGATGCATTTAGGACGGAGATCAACGCGTGGATGCGTGACTTCTTTGGCGTCACAAATATCTTGGAAGACGGTCAGGTCTGCATCGTCAACAACGGGGAGGTTTTTGTGATGAACCCACGGACATACGATCAGCTGAAGAAACAATTTGGGGTGGATTCGGTATGACGCACGCACTTCTGAAACGCGCGCTCGAAGCGCTGGAGAACAGCATCGATCTGGTGCAGCACGAATACACAGCCAATTGGCGCCATGGGGTGCCTACCAGAGCCGCGCAGCTCGCCGCACTCAAGGCTGATCTCGACGTCCACGAAGCTGCCATCACGGACATCCGCGCCGAACTCTCCAAGTCTGCTCCGCAATTGCCCAGCGACCTGCGAGAGTACGTAGACGAGGCGGCGCTGGAAGGCGTGCAGCTTGTCTGTCACGTGCAATACGACCCCGGAGAGCCGCAAACTCGCTGGCATCCGGGGTGTCCGAGTTCTGCTTTGCTGGCGGCTTGCTACCTGCACGGCACAGATCTTTTGCCCATCATGTCCTCAGACCAAATCGCGGACATCGAGGCAAGAGCGCACAACGCACTCGACGAGTGCGCTGCGGACATTGAGTCGGAGGCACGCTCACGCGGCTGCGACGAACTTTAACATAGCAACCGGAAGAAAGACGGAAAGAAATGGCGAACACCGACATACAATCGATCGCGATCCAGAAAACCGCGACAATGCTCGACGCGATGGGCGTGGCGTTTTACATCAAGCACGGCGACACAGAGTACGGCAACGTGAAGCCGATGCCGGCAAAGCAGCCGACGAAGCGCGCGCCACGCCAGCCGCTGGCGCTGTACTACCACGACGCCGCCGCCAAACTCAAGGTCGGCCAGTCGCACAAGTGGACATTCGACAACGCCATCCTGGCGGCAAGCGTGCGTTCTGCGGTGACGGCGTACGCCTCCAAGCACTGGGGCAAACAATCCTACGTGTCCACGCTGCAAACAGAAAGCGACGGCGGCGCGTCTGTGGAAATCCTGCGGATGGCATGATGCCTGCTTGCCTACGCACCCCCTACGCCCCGACGCGGCGGATTTTTTGGAGCAGAGGAGCCCGCCAATGCCAGAGCTGACAGATTACGTGCCCAAGACCACTTGGGTGCGCGGAGAAAACCCCTACCAGACCAAGCGTCCAGGCCGCGTCACGCCGGAGGAGTGGCTGGAGCTTGTTAGAGCCTACCCAGGAGCCACGCGCGCCGAGCTCGAAGACGCCGCCCCGTATAAGGTCAACGAGAACATTGCCAATCACGCCCTGAAGCGGCTGGAGCTCGGCGGGTGGGTGCGCTCTGAGCAGGTGCGGCGGCGGGTGGGAGCGTCGGGCATATTCGTGATGAAAATCTGGTATCCCACCAGGAAGAGAAGCAAGACATGACCCGCCAGTGGGGGAGCGACAATGACTGGACGCAAGGGCACCGTGCGGCAACGGACTCAGCCAGGGTGCGGGTTAACCTTTATCCGCAGCCCTGGCACCCCGGAACGGCGGATTTTTTGACGAAGGAGAAAGTGATGAAGCCCAAAGACATGTTGACATACCGGTCTCCCAGGAGCCTGAACGACGCTTTCCCGCATTCTGCGGAGTACGGCGCAGCCATCGAGCGCCCATGCGAAACATTCCAGCAGCAAGAGCGCGTCGTCGTGTGGGCGTGCGCTGCCGCAGTCGTCGCCTTGGTGCTCATGGCGGCTTGGGGGTGGTTGTGACACAGACAACCGACGCAAACGCGACACCCCGTCCAAGCCGGTTCGCAACATGGGACAGAGCATCTCTGGAAAAGCTAGCGGAAGAACTTTCTGCCGAGCTGATCGAAACCAAGGGCGAACTTGCGCTGGCCCTCAAGTTCTGGCGCAAAGAGGTAGAAAAGAATAAGGAAACGCCATGAACCGCACACTGCGCGACGACCCGTTGCCATTCTTCAACAGGCCGACCGACAAGAAGAACTACCCCAACCGGCCAACCAAAGAGGTCAACCCAAACAACGCCCCAACCGGCCCATTCACAGGACGGTGCAAGCGTTGCGGGTCAGACGATCTGTGGGACGACTGCACGACATACGGCTGCAATAACTGCGGCGCTGTTTATAGCAACTAAGGAGAATAAATGTCCGATACATCATTCAACGAAG